GTTTGCTATACCTAAAGCAGAGGATTTTCCTGATGATTTTTAGGGGTTTACTTTTCATCTAAAATACATTAAGATATAATTTAATTAGAACCAAGGAGAATATAATGAATAAAAAAATAGATAAAATTTTATCTCAAGACTTAGAGTATCAAAAACTTGCGATTAAGTTTGCTAATGTTATGGTTGATGAGGTATTTAAAAGTAAACACGAAATTTTTTACAATCACACAAATAAGAAAGATAAAAAGAAGTCTGTGTTGAGACATGTTAAGGATTGGACTTTTTTATTTACTCATTATGCAAGTCAAGGATCATCTGCTGGTAATGCTATTTGTTACAGCGATAATCAACTCAAATCATCTTTGAATCTGAGAGGCAGGAAATATAAACAGAAATATAGATCAGGTTATGCTATGAAAATTACTGCTATCTGTGATGTTGGTTCTGATTGTGTAAAGGACGATTATCATTATTATATTTGGGAGTATCCATCAATTAGAAATAAGATTGGTATTGGTGATGGCTATACTAAAGACGACAGAATTAAATTGTTGGCAATTGTTGCTCACGAGTTGGCTCATATTATTTGTGACTTTATAAGAAGATGGGCAAAGCATGGACACCACTGGGAACAATCAATAGAATGGGGCAAGAATCCTTTACACGAAAGACTTGCTAGATTGCCTTGGAACTATAAAAATCCTAGCACTGCTATCCCCAATCCTAACAATTTGGATATAGCCAATAGATATTATGGACACCAAAAAGGTTGGCAAGAAGTTTACAAAATACTAAGAGATGAATTTGTAAATGATTACATGATTACTACAAAAGAATATAATGAAATAAACAGAGAGGAAAAGATAGCAGCAAAGAATGTTTAAAGTAAAGCCGACAATAATACTTGGTGGTCCAGGAACAGGTAAGACCACCAAGTTAATTTCAATTGTAATGAATGAGATTGATTCTGGTGTAGATCCTCAACACATTGCTTATGTTAGCTTTACCAAACAAGCTGCATATGGTGCTCGTAAAAGAATGGATTTAACAGAGAAGCAAACTCCTTGGTTTCGTACTTTACACTCTATGGCATTTAGGAAACTTGGTATGAGTAGAACTGAAGTCCTTGATCATAGCCATTATCAAAAAGTTTGCTCTATGCTTGGTATGACTTTCACTGGCTTTGTTGATCTTGAAGCACCTGCTTATGGACCAGAAGGCAATAAGTGTTTAGCAATTATTGAATACTCTAGAAATACATTAACAGACTTAAAAGTGTCTTGGTCGAGTCATGGTTCTGGAGTTGATTGGTTTAAGTTAAAAAGATTTAATGATACATTAGTTGATTATAAAAAAGACATGAATGTTATTGATTACTCTGATATGTTAGAAAAGTTTGTTGCTGCAGAATCAAACTTGGGTGTTGAAGTAGCAATCATAGATGAAGCACAAGACTTAACTCCACTTCAATGGTTAGTCTGTAAAACAGCTTTCAAAGACTGTAAAAGAATATACATAGGTGGTGATGATGATCAAGCTATATACAAATGGTCAGGTGCTGATGTTGAAACTTTTATTAATTTAAAAGGCAATGTTGAAGTATTAAAGAAGTCTCATAGACAACCAATACAAGTATTTAAACAAAGTAGTGTTATCTTAAATAGAATATCTAAAAGAAGAATAAAAGAATATGAGCCATCAGATAGGCAAGGCAAAGTTTTTTGGCACAATCGTGTTGAAGGCATAGACTTGTCAAAAGGTACATGGTTGCTATTGGGTCGTAATTATTATTTGTTAAGACATTACGAGATGATGGTTCGTGAGCAAGGTTATCTTTACACAACCAAAGGCAGATTAAGTTTTGATAAAAATTTGATAAGAGCAATACAATCTTATGAGAGTCTTAGAAAAGGCAACAAGGTTACAGGAGCAGAAGCAAATATTATTATGAAAAGACTAAAGATAGATAAAAAAGTTGAAACTGGTAAAGATTATAGTTCTGCTGATTTAGAAATAGATACAACTTTAATATGGCATGATGCATTTAAAGGTGTTGGAATTAAAGACAGAGAGTATTTAGTTTCTTGTTTAAGGAGAGGTGAAGACCCAAGAAAAGAACCTAGAATAAGAATAGATACTGTTCATGCTAGTAAAGGAGCAGAAGCAGAGAATGTTATAGTTATGTCAGATGTTTCAAGACAGTCTTACAATGGTCTGCAAATGTCACCAGATGATGAACACAGAGTATTCTATGTCGCTTTGACTAGGGCTATGAATAATTTACACATAGTGCAACCACAAACATCTATGTTTTACAGAATGTAATTAAACTTCATCTCCGTACCTAGACTCGCAATAAAATTCAAAGCCTTTTAATTCCTCTCCATAAGTTAATATGTGAGGTGTAAGTAATTCCATTTTATGCTCTGCAATGTATTCATGACACTGCCAAGTGTCTTCAAATGTGTTAGCTTTGTATTCTCTGCCAATATTTACGTCTGTGCTGTGGAAAGTCATTACAATTGTTATTACAAACCACATTATTTAATCCACTTATCAATTAATTTTTTACCTGCATAAACAAACATTATTAATAAAACTATTAATATAAAATCTAATGCATTAGAGCCTGTGTCTACTTCTACTTTGCCTTTATCAAAAGCAATCCTTTCATTACCTATTATTTCAACAGAAGTAATTTCTTCCATTATTTTTTAAACTTTTTAAGAGTTGTAACTCCAAAAGCACCACCAACAATAGTTAAAACTATAATCCAATAATAATCATTTGCTTGAGATAATATTTGCCAACCTCGTTCCATGTATGGTTGAGCTGGTCCAACGAAATGTGCTAAGAAAACTAAGGTAAATACAACTGTGATCCATTCATCTTTCCAGCTATTTTCTTGTTGTCTTACTTGCTCTAATTGAACTCCTATTTTAGCAACATCAACTGCTTGTGCTGCTTCTATTTCTTTTGCTTTTATTATTTTTTCTTTTTCCATCTTGTGCTTTATAGCACCGACAGTTTTTTCAGCTACTAATTTAGTTATAGGATTGTTAAGCAGACCACCCCCTAATCCTAGTAGTGGTTTAATCAGTAATAATGGATTCATTGCTTTTATCCTTTTTTTGTTTTTTAGGTTTATTCTTTAATTTTCTCTCCTCTCTCTGTCTAATAGATTCTTTATAAGAAAGCTCTAACAGTTTGTTCTCATTATCCCAATATTCGTGAAACTTCACTTAATTAAATTGGTATCTCTTCATCACAGTTACGCATTACATCAGACAAACTTTGAGCTCTGTTAGGAGTTTGCTTTGCCCATAGACTATCAAGCATTTGTTCTGATGCTTCTGTATAGTCTTTTTCTTTTAATGCTTTCCACATCATTTTAAATTTCATGACACCACCTATACCAAGTTGGAAAATCATTTCAATTATAACTTCTTTTGCTTTTTGGTGTAAGTCTAATTCACTAGTAAGAGAATTAGCATGAGATAAAGCATTGTTAAAATCAGTTTTAAATATTAAACCTAAATGCTCCTTGCTGTATTCTTTTCCTTCTTCCCAGATTTCATCACTTTTACACAGATGACCATATCCGATTGTTTTAAATCCTAGCGAATCTTTATACACTTTTGGAACAAAACCTTCATGCAGTTTTATTCTTTCCATTAGTTCTTCGTACATTTTGTTCTCCTTACATTATGGAGCGAACGATCAAATAACACATTTGAGCAAATACAGTACCACCTACAACCCAAACAAATTTAGTTAATCTGTCGATATCCTGAGCCATGTGAGAAAGATGATTGTCTTTCATGATATCTATTTTTTGATGAAGTAATTTGAGTTCGCCTTTTATTTCTATTATGGCTTCTTTATTTGATTGTGGTGTATTTCTGCTTGGCATCTATTTTTTATAGCTTATTTTTGATACTTAGTATATTGTTTTTTAGTGATCGTGATCATCATCTTCATCAGCAAAGTAATCATGACCATCAGAGTTAGGATTATTGGCTAATGCATACTCTTTTCCGTATATTTTATATGTAAATATGTAGTTTAATGCTGTTATTTCGTCCTCTTTATGTGTATTTTTAGCAAAATTAAGGACTATATCATCAGTTAATTGGTTCATAGGTATGAAATCAGACCTATCCCCCATGCCTATTTGTATAGTATCAAAAGGAATCCAAAATTCTTCTGTTGCTGATTTATCCTCTCTTGTTGCAGTTATTTCTACTAGGATATTTTTTACTATGTTCTCTAATCTATCATATCCAGGCTCGTCAAAAGTCCCAAATAAAAAGTCTTTCAAGACCCAATTATAATTATAATCTGTGAAAGGATAACTCATACTGAGAACTTATATGCCCTATATTGCACTGCTTTTGAAGAATTTAGTGTAACTCCACTCCCATCTCCTTGTGCAGATAGAACTATTGTTAAAGCATTACTGCCTGTGTAATTGATACCAAAAGCAAATTGAGATTTACTAGCATCACTAGTATATCTATCTATGTGACCTGCTTGAGAACTTAATGTAAAAGTTTCTATAACTGCAGAGTTGCTGTTCGCTACTGAAGATGGGGTTGTGTGACTTGTATTGGCACTTCCAAATGTAAATTGACTAGTATCATCAATGAAAGCTAATTGAACTGATTTGACCTGACCATTGCCTCCTTGTATTCTTATGAAACCATGATAGAATCCTGCACCAGTACCTATTGATCCTAAATTCCTGTTATTCATTCTGTTTTCAAAGAAACTACCTAGTGAAGATCCTGAAATAGTCGTACCCACTGATGGCAACACCAAGTCAGTTACAACAAGTCTGTCTGCTGAGATTGTTGATGATGCAATTTTATTTCCTGTAATGGTATTTGCTGTGATTTTATCTGCAGTAATAGCATTTGCTGCCAACTTAGCAGTTGTAATAGCTGTGTCAGATATTTTGGTTGTAGTAACTGCACCTGTTGCAAGTTCGTCTGCAGTAATAGTACCAACTGCAATTTTATTAGCAGTAATTGTATTTGCTGCAATCTTATCTGCATTAATAGCACCTGCATTTACCTTATCAGTTGTAATAGCACCATTGGCAATAAAAGTTGTACCAACTGCACCAGTACCAACAAGATTACCTATGTTAGAAGTTGTTACAGTATTTACAGTAGCAAATGATCCTAGTGCAACTGTTCCATTGCTTACTATACTGCTACCACCTTGAGTTATACTTAACTGTCCTGAAGCTGCAGTTACTGCTATTCCATTTACATCATTAGGAAAGAATGCACTAGCATTACCTGTAAAGTCTGTTGATCTAATCCAAAATCTTTGTTGTGTGCCTGCTGTTAAGTTTTGTCTGGTAATATTCATAACTTGTCCTGGAGATCCTGCTACTGAAAAATTAATTGTAGAGTTACCACCAGAGTTTGGATTTCCTGTTCCAGTTCGCATAACAAACTCTGCACCTCTAAAATCAGTTTCGCTTGGATTGGTAAATGTTAATAATGCACCTTCACCTATTGCTGTTCCTGTCAAGCCTGTATATGCAGATGGAGCAGTTGTGTCTGCTGCAATAGTTAAATTGCTTGATGTTGCTGCTGAACTTCTTACTCCTAAAACAGACACACAAGTTACTTTACATCTGTAAACACGACCTACTATCAATCCACCAAAACGAGTTGTTGTTACTCCTTGTTGAACATTTTGAGTATCTACAGTTACAAAAGAGCCACTAAGTTGTGCTTGCAATTGTATTTCTGAATGTGAAATAAAACCACTAGTGCTTTCTGCGAAAGATAAAATAGCACTTGATAAGAATGTTCCGTCATTGTTTAAATCTCCTGTATTGGTAAATGAACTGATTACTGGAGTTGATACTGATCTAAATGTTGGTAAATTAGTGTCAGGAGTTGGATCAACAGTTACTGCATCAGCAGAAGGATCAAAATCGTAAGCAGCAGATGTATCTTCTCTTAATGATAAAACACAATGTAACTGGTTTTGATCAGCACCAAAATTAACTGCAACAACTCTAAAAACTTGATTTGTAAATCCTAACCTTGTTGATGTTATATCAATTCTATCATTAGGAACTAAACGCAAACCTTTTAAATTAGTAGATATATTACATTGCAATTCATTCCTTCCTTGAAACAAAACAGTCTTTGCAATTCTTTGTGCTTGGCTACCTGCAATACACATAGATAAAGGTACATCTTTTATTATCTCTAATCCGTCTTCTGTAACAAAACTATTTTGGATAAATGCAGGGAAGTCTGCTTCTTGCCAACCATTTTCAGGACCAACAAAAACTCCTTTCACTCCGTTAAATCTATCTTTTCTAGATATTTTAGTTTGTATCTCTATTGGACCTATTATATCATCATCAGTCAAACTTAAAGATGAATTTGCAAATGAAGCTGGTGACATTCTAAATACACCACCTGTGTAAGTAAAAGTTCCTGCACAAGATGTTAATATATTTGTAACATTAGTTTCATGAGAAGCATCTGATAATAAAGTTCCATCACAACCATATCTAATTTCTTTAGTTCTTTCTGCTGTTATACTAGAGCTTGATGATGGCAGTGATGTTGATCTGTTTCTCCAATTTGCTTGATTAGTTGCTAATCTAAATGCTTGGAATTTACTAGAGACAGCACTATCATCATCAGGATGATATTGAGTCAATCCGTCACCTAATATTACATAATAAGCTGTACCACCAAAAGTTAATTCATCGCCATCGTGCAAGGTTACAACAGTGCCATCATTTATATAATAATTTACTGAAGCAATTGATTGAACTGTGTATGTATCAGATATATTGGCAGCATCATCTTTGTGAGCAAACCAAGAATGTGCAACTGATCCTGATGCAATGATATGAGTATTATCAATCTCAGAAGATGCTGCACCCAAACCAAATTTAGTATCTTTCATGTAATCAGCAAAAATGTAAGCAGGATTATTTGAGTAATGTGTTGCATTTCTGTTAAAATCGAAAATCTTTTTCCCTCTTACCAAAGCAGAAACCATAGGTATGCCATTCGGAAAGCTATCAGAGTCATAATTGCACTTAAGAAAAATGCAAGCTATGCCTTTGAACTTATCAGTTGTATTCAGTGATGTATTGGTACTAAAATCACTCGGTATTGTTTGGGTTGTAGTTCCAGGAAGAACTTGTATGTGAACTTTGCCATCATACTCTGAAGGATTATTTGCAGTTCTAAAACCAGTAAATGGATCTCCATTAAATGTAACTGGCGTATCACCAATATACAAACGCATCACTCCGTCTATCTCATGGGATGCTATTCCAATAACCATATATAAATCTTGATCATCGTTTGCTGTCTCTATAAATAAAACAACTCCTGATACTTTTGATGTTCCATAAATTGTTCTTCTAGGATGAGCAGGTTGCTTAATCATTTGCTTTCGCTCTTGCATGCCCATATTTATATCGGGCTTGTCCATTAATTTAGGTAAAATTAATGCTGTAACTAAGGTTGTTACAAATGCCATTGCGAAAACTGCTGCATAACTTGCAACTGCTACACCAGTTACTACTGCACCTATTGCTGCTGCACCTACTGCTGCTGCTCCTGCTGCAACTGCTACTATTACTGCCTGTGGCATCTACACCCCCCAAACATATTTAGCTCTAGACATTGGCACTTCAACTAAGTAATCTTTTTTAGCATTTACATATGCATATCTGCCAGTGTCATTTACAACTGCAGTGTAAAGATCTTTTTGATTTGGTAAATCCATAAGCACAACATCTCCAATCATAGTTCCACCTAATGATTTCGGCTCTCCTAAAAAAGAAGCCCAAAAACCAATTAATCCGTTATACTTGTAAAATTTTCCGTCCAATCCTTTCATTCCTGAAGATAGTGATTTATATGCAGACTGTTCGTCTTTATACATACTTTTAAAATTATCCATTGGACCATAGCCAGTCATAGCTTTTATGCAATCAGAAGCAAAACAGAAACAATCTGTTTCACCCCAAATAAATTCATCTTTTTCATAATTATCAAATACCTTGTTAAGTTTATCTTGCCAATCTTTTTTCCTATTTACACTTTTAAATTGCATAATTATCTACCCCAAGATATTTCTTTGCTTTGTAATCCTGCAATAAATCTTAAGCTATCGTCACTAGACTGATCTATTTTTTGATCTTCCTCTGTATATCTTCTGTTGCGTCTTTCTTCTAAAGCTATAATTCTATTTTCAACTTTAAGACTTACTACTAACTCTGAACCACCATCTGCTATGTTCATAGTGTCAGCTTGACCTTTATAAATAGTGAAAGGATCTGCGATAATAGTATCGCCTGTAGAGTTTTCAGACAAGAATCCCATGAATACTGTGACAGGTGAGCCTTGATAAGAATCTGTTAGCATAGTTCCTAGCAAAGAAGAGGGAACTCCTGATAAACTTAATTCTATTCCTGTTGCTTTTAACTCTTCACTTTCTTCTACACGACTAACTCCAATAAGATTACCAAGACCTGTATAAGTTTCTGAACTTATAGTTGCTTCACCTAAACCAGTCCACATCCTTAATGTGCCAGAAGGGAACTCAATCTTTACTGCAAAAAATGCTTTCACAGTTTCATTGTCTAATTCATTTGATATATTAGTTGTAAGAACTCTTGTCATTAAAATGCCTGAGTGCAACTAAAAGAGAAACCATAATTACTTGTTCTGTTTGCAGACCAACCCATTGCATCTGCATCCATTCTAAATATAGCTTTTGTTCCAGTTAATTTAACAGCAGTATCATTAGCAACTGCAGCACTAAGTGCAGGCTCAAAATGAACTGTTGCTGCACCACCAGAAGCTGTCGCTGTTGCAGAAACTAAATGTAAGGTGTTTGCTCCGTCTGCACCAATCTGTATGTAATCACCTTTGATTATTGTTCCATTATTGCTAAATCCATCTAATGCAATTTGAGTAGCAGTAGCATTGGCTGCACCATTTGTTAAAATTGTTCCTGTCGCTGTTCCTTGTAATTGTTGTCCATCAGGATCTCCAAGCAAGAATGTGCCTTTTCTACCTCTTAATTGAGTTACAAAGACTGACCAATTATTCCAATCAGATCTTTTCATAGGTGGCAATGTAAAACTTGCTCTCCAAAGTGCATAAGGAAACTCATGTACTTGTTGTTTTCCAGTGAATGGAGATATCGTAAATCCTGACTGTCTAATTAACTCAAAATTAGATTCAGTAAATCCTGGAGTTGTTGGTAGTGATAATGGATAGCTTGGATTTGACATTAGTTATTACCTAAAGCAGATCTAAATCCGCCACCTCTTTGTTTACTATCAGCAACTGCAGTTAAAGTCTCTCTCTTAATTAAAGGCATCATATTTAAAATTTCTGCTCTTACTGTTGGTGTAACTCCAACTGCAAAATTATTATTCTGTACAACTGTAACACCTTGTCCGCCACTCATCATACCTTTTGAATCATTTGCATTTATTATACTTCCTGCAGTTCTTGGCATAAATATTTCTGGTCCTCTTTCACCAACTAGCATAGGTTGATTGCTACCAATAGCACCACCTGATGCAGATGCAGCAATTGGAGTATCTGAGGGTACACCTATCGCACTTGAAACTCCTCCCATAATAGCATTTTTTATTTTATCAAATATTAACATTTTAAGTATAGCAACAGCCAAATCAGCAATAAAACTTCTTAACATGTCTTTCATTACATCTTTTAAATTTTTAGTGCCATCAATAAGACCTAATATTGAATTTTCCATAACAGTAAAAGCCTTGTCAACTGCACTTTTAACCATATTATAACTTTTCTGAAGTTGCTCTGTTGCCATTGCATGTTTTTTAACTTCTTCAACCATTTTATCAACTGCTTCTTTTTGACTTTTACTCATTGAGTTGAATAAATCGTTACCATCTTTGAATATTGTATTAAGCATCTTTTGTTTAAACTTTAATGCTTCTAATGCTCCACCAGTCTTTCCAATCTGAATCTGTAATGATCCTTGAGTCCTTAACAATTTTCTAGTTTGTTTTTCTAATTCAACTATAATTGGTGCTTTTTCTGGTGATATGTCTATTATTGTTGCAGGTGATCTACCTATCTGCTCTTGACTTACCATTTTCAGCAAATTGTTTAATGTTTCTGCTTCAGATTGAAGCATTTTAATTCTTTGAAGTCCACCTGTCAGAGCATTAGGCAAAATAGCAAGTTCACCAATACTCAGCAACTGATCTAAACCACTCATAGCTTGGATCTCATCAAATCTGTCTTTGGCTTTTTTTAATGCTCTTTCTTCTAAATCAAGTGATGCTGCATTAGACAATATTGCCTTGTCTATCTCTTTTAGTCTTTCAACCAGTTCCTTATCAGTGAAATCTTCAAATTCTTCAACAGGTATTGCTCCAGAGAAAAAATCAAGCGTGTCTGCAAACCCACGCATAAGTCTAGTTCCTGCTAGAGTCTGTTCATTAAATAATTGAATTTTTCTATTTAACTCATCGAAAGATCCTGCTAAAGTTGCTTTCCCTCCAGATCCTGCCATCATTTCAGCAACGCCACCTGCTTGTCCTTCAATTGATGCAAGTATCATATCCATAGCTTCCAGATTTCTTCCTGTATCGCTTAAAGCATTAATCAAGTTTTTCTGAGAATCTGTGAAACTTACACCAGATCTTCTTAACATTGATAATCCTATTCTAGGATTCTCTAATGCTTTACCTAATTGCAATACTGCTGATTTTAAATCTGTGCCTAAGATTGCTGCTAAATCACCTGCAACTGCCATTGACCGACCGAAAGCATCACCAGTTACAGCTTTGAATGTAAGCATAACACCTGCTGCATCACGAACTTGTTGCACACTAAATAAAGTATCTCTTGCCATTCTTTTTGAGAAATGCTCTAATTGATCTGCAGTCATACCTGCAGCCATACCAGTAGACTGAACGAGTGCTTTAAATTTCATCATCGCCATTTCTGCTCGCATCGTAGCACCAACGAATGTTTTGAACATTGTAACTAGTGCTGCCATAGCCAAAATTAATGCACCTGCAGCAAATCCTGCACTACCCATCAAAGCACCGAAAGAACGCATACGACCAGCAATTGGACCAAGTGGACCTTGCATTGCAGCAGTTGCAGTTGCTGCATTACTCATTCTTTTTGAAAATGCTGTTGCTGATTTGCCTGTTTTGTCCAGGCTCTTTTTCATTTTAGTGGAAGAACTCTTAACACTTGAGTCAGCTTTTTTCATCTTGGACTCAAGATCTTTGATATCTGCTTTTATCTTTACGACTAATTCATCAATTGTAGCCATTAGTCAGGAAACCTCGTCATTAAATCCTCTAACTCTTCTGTTGTTACTGGGTTGTTATCTTTCTGACCAGCGTGAAATTCATTATGACAATCCATAGCAGTTTCAAATTGCTTATAAGTCATATCCCAAAATTCAGATGGTGGAATATGCAATATACCGACTGCTATCCCATACCATCTAGAAAATGGTAAAAATTCTATTGGTCTTGGTTCTCTTCTTGATCTAAAGGGCTGTCACTTGCCTCTTGCAATCCCATTGATGTAAGTAAAACATCTGAAACGATTGTTAAGCAGTTAGAAAAACCGTGCTGTAATACCATATTGCCAACAGCTTCGTAAGTGAACTTCCCACCTGCACCTGTTAATGCTTCATGTAAAATAACAGTGACATTATTTATACCAATGTTACCAGCACCAAAACCATTAACTATTTTCATAACAGGCTCGTTAAGTCTTGCTTCTATATTAGACAGATTTTTAAAAGTTAATTTAAACTTTCTATTTTTACCTGCAAAATTATATTCTAAAGCACCTTCTATATTATCAAATTTCTCTTGACTCATCTTTAATTTCTATCTCCTTTTTCTTTTTTATTTTGTTCTCTTCAACCTTAACTATATCTAAAACAGTTATCTCTTCATGTCTAGATATAACTGCTCTAATGTAAAAATCATCATTTTCGATCTTTACTTTATCATCAAGATTGTAAATTTTATCTTTATCATATGGTAATTCAATAGCACCAGTACCTCTATCGTGAAGAACTTTAGCCATGCCATCAATTTTAGTACCATTGATACTTATGGATTGTTTCATCCAGGGCATAATAACCTCCTTTTATGCTAGTTACTATGCAACTGTATGAGTAATTTGACCAGAAGACTCTAATGTTAAAGAGTATGTTTCTTCGCCATTGAACTCACCAGCTCTTTCATAACTTGTTATAATGAAATTACCAACTATGTGATCACCATCACCAAATAGAAGTTTGTAAGATTCTCTAGAGCCTTTTTGTGCTCTTGTTCTTACTTCATTTTCTACTGCTGAGTCAGTGAAAACTCCACTTGCTGTTAGTGATAAACTTCTAACACCGCCACCTTCAAGCAAATCTCTTGCTTTATCAGCACCACCTGAAACAAGTGCAGCTGAGTCTTTTGTTGTGATGTCAACAAGCTCTCCGTTTATAGTCATAGATGTAGATCGTAAACCTGCTAATGTAGTTTCACTTCCACCTGATGGCGTTGTTTTGAGTAGCAACGCACTACCTTTTTGTGCAGCCATAATTAACCTCCTAGTGTAATTTTCGCTTATTTAAAATTTCTTTAAGTGTCCACACTTAATTTGGTTCTTTTTTTGGTATATTATAATATTTTAATCGTGAAGTATAGTCCTAAATCTTTGCACGCCATGATATGTAAGACCATCTGTTTCTTTTATAACATCGTGAAATTCAAATCTAGTATTTACATGAGTTGCACCACTAACTGTTAAAGCCACATTGTGTAAGAGTGTGTACATTCTAGCCATGATTTCTTTTGCTTCTTTTCTGCCTCTATTTCTAGAAAAAGTATGTATAGTTAAAGTGAATTCATTAAAATCTATGTCTTTTGAAGAAGAGTCATCTGTCATAGTTTCTTCACCAATAACTACATAAGGGAAAGGAGTTCCTTGTGGGACGTGATCGTGAACTGTAACTTTCAGAGTATTAGTCAGAGTGCTATCTCCACTTAATTTACTATAAATAGATTTTTGTAATTCAAAACTGTGATCACTCATTTAGTTGCCTGCTTTGTTGCTGATTTAATAGCTTTACTTATTCTTTGTTTTATTTTCTTTCTGTTCTTTTCTAAAGCAGGAAACATATATGGTCTTGGTAACATTTTGCTTGTTCCGAACTCTAGAAACTTACTATATGTTGAACGACTGCCTACTTCGCCACCCATGTTGTCATTATCCATTTTTCTTTTTATGTTATTGGCTAGAAAGCCAGTATCAGATGCTGGTGGTTGCCCAGGAGCAGATGCTTGGTGAGTTCTTTTAGGATTGTATCTTTGATAAACTATTCCAGAAGGAGATCCTCTTTGCACTGACTTTTTAGCTTCTTTCTCAACATCTGCTACACTTTTAAATACTGCATGTTGCACTAGTTGTTTTCCTTTATCAGATATGCTTTTAATCTTCTTGCTTATTTCAATTTGACCTACAATGGTTGTTTTAATATTACTCATGCTGATATAGCCACATTCTCTTCTGCTTCAATTTTTAAAAATCTATTCTTCTCTTCTAAATTTAATATTGATCTTATATTAAACTCTCTAGAACCAAAAACTATTTTACTGGAATTAGCAATAGTTATATCATCACGATATCTTATAAATATTTCGTGTGTAATAGGATTTTCTATTTGCATACCTTGAGACCCATCACTAAATTGTTCAGAGCCTTTTGATGGATTGATAGAAGCAAATACATCAGCTGTGTTGCTGTATGCTTGAGTAAATCCACCTGCACCATCACTTGTATTTGTAGAGTTCTGTATAGTAATTAGATGTCTTAGATCTCCTATTTTTGGTTTGTTTTTCATTTATTCCTTTATGATTTTATCACAATGTTTAACACCTGTTTGGTCTACTGTCATTTTACATTTTTCCAAACTACAAGTATATTGCACTTGATTGCCAGAGTTTCGTTCTGCTGTTCTTTTTGCTTCTAAGCAAGTGCTTAAATTGTCTTGATGGTACCAACCTTCAATATTTCTATTGCCACCATCATAAACATATAAACTAAGTATAATAACTGTCTCAATTATTCCCATTTTGCTTATCCTCTAAACTTATTAGCCTTTCTTCATGAAACTGAATAGTCATATCATTTTTCAATATCATAGGCACTTCAGCTTCCATTTGCTCTTTAAGTTTCTCAACATTGCCTGATAGATATTCAACAAGCATATAAAGTTCTTGAACTTGAGGACTAACCATATCACCTTTAGGAACTCCGTCTATAAATTCATTTGCAGCATCTAAGTCTTTTGTTATTAATTGCAACTCTGTTTCAATAATATTTAATCTTTCAATAACTCCAAATCCAAACCATGCACCGACAGCTACTGCACCAATAATAGTAATTAAGTTTCTCATTGGCATTGAAATTGATGTATCTTCGCTTATTTTCATGTTAATCTCTATGTTTACTTAAATCTATTAATGATTTATAATATTCCTCTGCTTTTTGCTTATCATGATTACAATTTAAACAAGGACAAACAGCACACTTACCCCCATTAGAGCAATGACAAGAGTGATCGCAATTTTCACAAGTGTAACTTTGCATTTATCCTCCTAATATATTAGAGAATCTAACTACTCTATATGGTTGTAAAAGAGTTTGCAGAGTCATAGGGACTGGTAGTTGTTTCTGTTCTATGTATAATTCTCTATTTTCATATAAATGAGATGTGTATAATACTATTGCTTGTTTTATTGCTGATGGTACATCCTTTGGTGCTGTTCCGTAACCAGCAGTGAATGTTACAATAAAAGCATTAGCAACTCTTAAACTAGCAACATCAGGAAAAGTTTGACTTCTTCTTAATACTATTCTTGCTGTGTCGCTGAAATTGTCTAAATAATAATTGCTTGTAGCAAAAGTATTTTCTGTGTCAGAATCATCATAATATTTAAAGCTAGTTATAGCAACGACTGGTGCTTTTGGTAATGCTATGTAATTTTGAGTTTTTTCAATAAATGGTCCAGTGCTAAACCCTTCAACAAGTTTGTCTTCTTGGGAGTAGGGTATTCTATCAAGAGCAAAATCAAATGTTTTAGTTATAAAAGACCTACCAGTATACTCTTCTAAAATTTTGATAGAAGACTTTAACATCATGATAAGCTCAGCATCTTGATCAAAGTTATCAGGATCTATCCTTAAAGTTTGTTTGACTTCACTTAAAGTTACAGGAGTTATGTTCGTCTCTGTTGTTAGTTTTAATCCTGACATTAGTGTATCGTTCCTTCTTCTAGTAAGTTATATTCAGTTTCATCTTCATGCAAATTATCATCTCTTAAAGACATAAGTTGTGCTGCATAAAGACCTGCTATCATTTTATTAGGAAATCCTTTTATTTTTAAAACTATTTCCACTGCTCCTTCTTCCTCTTCTTTAATATCCATTACTGTTTTAATTTTAAATTCATCCATGTTAATTTTTCAACGGATGTCCAGATGGTAATAAATCTCTATCAAACTGTCCTGATCTAAATCTTCCTGTCCTAACAGCGAATAAAAATGCATTAACTCTAGCATATGCCCATTGCTCCTCGCTACTTACATTTGGTCTTACTGATTGTGGGTTTGTTCTGTATGCACCTATCCCTCTTCTAAACACAGCACCTAGCATTCTTACATTAACTTTCTTGCCTTTTTTCTCTCCATGCTTTTCATTGTGTTCTTTAACTTTATTTTTTAAGCCCTCTTTAACAGCAGCAGTCAATTGCTTCTCTTCATCTGTTTCTGTTACTTGAACTTCAATAACTTCTGTTTTGGACTCATTGTCTATTTGCTTAGCTTTCTTTCTAGACCAGCTGAAACCTGAATCACCACCCCAAAGCGACCATGCTATTCTTCCGTTAGAAGGATAGCCTTTCTCTCCAGGTCTAAAACCTTGTGCTTGTTTATCAACTTCATGTCTACTAAAGAAAGAAAACATTCTCTTGACAGTGCTTGGTGATAGATTTTCTTTACTAACTAGTTGATTTGCTCTTGCTAAGCCTACCATAGTTCCACCACGACCATATTCTTTTCTCCAGTCTAAACCTTTTCTTGCTTCAGATGCCATTCCGTCTGTCGGCTTAAAATCTATATCGCTTATAGCTTTTTCATCCTGAGGATAATCATCAGTTATTTCTAAAGACTTTTCATCTTCATCATCACCAATACTCTCTCCTGCCAAGCTAATCGGCATCATAGTGGCTGATATAAACAGTGCATCTCCACCTTTTATCGGATCAAAGCCTAATTTAGACCTAGCTTCATTCCGAGTTAGTATACCAGAATTAACTCCTTGCACTACAGAATCGAAAACTCTTTTACGACTTTCTGCCATTGCTGGTATGCTATCAATATCATACTCTAGCTTCAATCCATCACCAAACTGAGGAGTGAGCCATTCATTTAAATCAGATTGTATTCTTCTTAAAATAGGAATAATAGTTTCTTCATAAAGTGCAAGTCTTGCTTCTGGCATATTATTATATGTCTGTGCATCAGGAATACCAACTAACTGTGCAGGAACTCCGAAACATAAAGCAATATCAATTGCAGCCATCTTCTTAAGAACTGAGAAGTCCATGTCTTTTGGCGACATACCCATTTGTTGGAAGTTAAAATCTCCTTCTAGCAACATAGGTCTGCCAGCATTATTAGTACCAGCAAAACGATCTTCCATGTCTTTAATTATTTGAGATCTTTGAGTATCGCTTAACTGAACTGAAGTTCCAGTTTCGTCTTTTGGCTTGAATACAATAGCACCACTAGGTCTTGCTCCATTTTGTAATAAAGAAACATTGTGTCTATTTGTTAAATTGTGACTGTCTATATTACTTGCAGCAGCAACCAATGGAGACATTCCTAAATAATCACTTTTAGGATGAAATAATTTAAAATGTTTTACAGCAGACGCTCCTGTTACTTGATCAACATTGTATTGTGATATTACAGTTCCTCCTACTGAATAAGAATAAGATGCTGGTAAATTACTTTGTCCAGGAGTTATTTTCATTCTGTCTGGTCTTAAGCAATAAAGTTCTTCAGGCACTCCATTTTCAGAGCCAGAACCTATTAAATAACTATTACCAGATAATAGCAAGTGACAATATAAAGATTCAAATAATTCAACATAGCCTTTGGTCGGAGAAGGTCTTTCTAATAAATCTAATAAAGGATGATCTTCTACATTGACTTTGCCTCTAAATAGCTTTAGTTTAACACCAGCTGCACCTTGAGATATTTCATTAATGCATCTAAATGCAATAGCATTATTCTCATAACCCTCTTTGACTAATTCGTCATAATTATATCTCTGACCAGCATTGGTGTTTACAGTGTTAAGCATAGCCATACTTGAAGGATGCTTTTTAAACTCAGTATTTACAGCTGGTCTAAAGATATTTCTTATGTTGTCAAGTACTCCCATTTGCTATTATTCCTTTTTTTCTTCCTCGTCTTTAGTTAAACTTTCTTTTAACATAGCAATGTATTTATTGGCAACGAGATCTAAGGCTTCAATATCAAGCAATAGTGATTGTACAGATGTTTCACAATTGTTTTTCTTGACACCTACATTCCTTAACAAGTTAGATATTTTAACTTGCTCTTCAGTAAGATCTGATTCCTTATACTCTGTGCCGTCTATATTAATTTTTCGTTCTTCTTCCATGGTATTACCACTCCTTTGTTTTATTAGTTGTTTCTGGGTTTTTTAGATTATCTATTTGTATATCTAAATTTGCTTTCATTTCCTCTTCAGTTTGATCGCCACTGTCAATTACACAAGCAATACAATTCTCTTTTGTCATTGAATCAAAGTCCATGTCAGCACCATCACAAGAGCCATAAGATCTTGCACTATGCTCGCCATCAACTGCATCAAGTGACCAATGAATTGTTTTTACTTTGTCATCTGCGTCTGTTTCAAAGTTAGGGAATGACCAGTTATATTCTGTTGCCATTTTTATCTCCTTTTTAGTTAGTTAATTTATATACTCATTCTATTGGTTCTTAAATACTTATTAATCTTGTTATCCTTTGTCTGCTATTAGCTTATTCTCCCAAGCAGTCTTAACTGCATCAGTCCATACAGCATTTGCCACTGCTTGTACTTCTGCATCTTCAGAAGATATGTCTTGGTCAGGTGTATAAGCAACTCTGTGAGCTGTTCTGCTTATTTCATTACCATCTTCTTTGATAATAATATCAGTCCTTACTTGAATATGTTTATATTCACCTACGACTTCTATTTTTGCTATTTCATTTGTTTTTGTTATTGCCATTTTGCTTTCTCCTTATCAAATTAAGCTGTTGTATAAATAAATGTGTGTTGCGCTCTGTTACCTGCAAATTCACTTCTTGTCATAATAACTCCGTCTGCTACATCTCTGAAACTAACAGTAGCACCACCAACCTGTGCGCTAATATTTTGATTTCTTCCAGCCACTCTTGTATTTTGTTGGTAATAATCATCACTAGCTGAGAAAGGTAATCCACTCATACTAGTTGCTTGTGCTGTATCTGAGGGTGAAGAGTTATATGTTACGTCACAATATACAGTTACAACATTACCTATTTTTGTATAAACAGCTTTGTGAACTGTAGCTACGCCCAAACTTGGTCCACTAGGAGTCCAAGTACCCTCTTCATAATCATCAAGTAGGTTACTTGCTGCTGCGGAAGTTACACCAAGATGAATACCTTGACCAGTAGAGTTTCCTGGTAATAAATTTCCATCTGAGTTTATTGACCATTGAGTACCAACTCCTGCAGCTCCAAAAGATAATGCATTAGTGCTATGATTATATATAATACGACCAGCTAATTCATCACCACTATCTGCAAACGCTATTGTTCCGTGGCTTGAATTTCCTGAAGCAATAGTCATTCCTGAGTATGCTGAACCTTCTATAACAAACTCATCTGCATTAGCGTGAGCGGATGAACCACTGTCTGCTGTTATAACGTGAAGTCTACCTAAAGGTGTAGCCTCACCACCTATACTTACACTATTAGTTCCGCCATTAACAAACAACATCTTATCAACGCCATTAGATTCTACTCGGAAGTCTATGTCTGCAGAGCCTTCGTTAAAGACATTTTCACTTGCACTAAACCTAACTGTTTCAGCCGATGAATCACCACCAACTGCAATAGTTTTAAAAACTAGTGCTGTTGCTTGATTGACTCTACCATCATTACCATCACCTACTGTTACAACAGTTGATATTTCTGCACCGTTATATGTAAAGTCTGTGCCTTGTCCTTCAAAGATAATTCTTCCTAAAGTATCTCCAGCTTGAGTATCAGGCTGACCAGAACCTGAATCATTTGCCTGACTTAATCCTAAAACAATACCACCACCAAATTTAGAACCATCAGGTGTTACAGTGCTTCTTATTTCCATAAGTGGTGCGTTAGCACTAGTAACTATATCAAGTAGTTGAGATGGACTTGAAGTTCCAATTCCTACTTTACCAGAACTATCTATACGAAGTCTTTCACTGCTATTAGTAGTAAACGCTAAATAATTACTTCCTGAATTTCCTAAAACAAAATTATTAGCATTACCAAATTGTAATTCTCCACCTGTTGGAAGTCTTATAGCACCACCATTACCAGCTAATTCCAAAGTGACTGCGGGACTTGTAACTCCAATTCCTACTTTACCATCAACTTTAACAATCATCTTAGTTGAATTGTTTGGTGCAAGCCTTACATCATGGCTTGTAAGTGTTCCGAAATAACCACCATTACCTGCGTCAGCTTGCATAAATGCAATGTTATTAGCATCACCATCAGTTACTCTAATTGTTGGACTTGCGTCATCACGAATTTCAAATATGCTATTCGGAGTTGTAGTTCCAATTCCGATTTTGGAATTAAATATAGCTGTACCACCATCAGACATATCAAGTGTAAGGGCTACTATACCCGAACCACCGTCATTACCTCTAAATACAATGTCTTTGTCTTGTGTTGGGCTAACAATATTAAATGTACCTGAAGAATTATTATAAAACTGACCGAAGTTTACACCATCATCAGCAAGAGTTATTGTTGTACCATCTACATCAATATTGAGGTTTCCTGCAATATCAAGAGTTAGACTACTAGCAGAAGTAATATCATTACCATTAACATCTAAGTTCCCACCTAGTTGTGGTGAAGTATCTTCAACAACTTCATTAGTTGCAGCAACTGTAGCATCTACGTATGCTTTGATACTTTGTTGTGTTGATAAGGCTGTTGCAGAATTAGAAACCATATTGTCTTCGTCTTTTATATCTGAAACAGATGAGCCTGTGCCTAATTTAAGATTTCCACCTATGGTTACATCATTAGAGAAAGTACCACTAAAAACTCCAAAGGTATCATAAACAACAACAGTGATTTCATCACTTGCTGCTAATGCACTTAAACTTGCGATTGTGTTTGCTGTGCTAGTGTTATAGTCAGTGTCTGCTTTTAATTTTACACCATTTAAATAGACATCAACATATTCGCCATCACTAAATAATAAAGTATTGCCATTCGCATCAGAGCCTGAAACACTAGTAGCATTAGCTGATACCACATATTGGTATCTTCTTCTAACTGCTTGTGATGGTGATTTTCCTAAATATGGCATACTATCCTTTAGCTATCGTCTCTAGCTTTACGGTTTTTATAATCAGCACGAGCTGTTACTAGTGCTACAAAGTCTGCTTGGTTAGAGGGAATTGAATCAGTAAATGAATCATCGTTCATTAACTTAGTTGTCCACTCTTGTTGCATGCGCTTCCAAGAATTATTAATTTTACCATCTATTGCTCCTTGCAGCCATACATCAATGCCAGCATTGTCGGTGTCGTTGTATAAATCATTAGACAGAATCTTTTGTTGTAAATCTGTTAATGTTATTGTTTTAGTGTGATTAGCCATATTATTTTAT